TCCTTGGCTGAGGCGATGTCTTGAACGGTCTGCGCCTGGCTCTCCACCGCAGTGGGCATACCAAGCGCCCGGCTAACAGACTCGCCGCCGAACGTGCGTTCAAGCGCAGCAGCGGGGGCATCAATGGCCTGCTTCACGGCTCGGCCCACACGCGCCATTCCAGCGCCAACGCCGGCCAGCATCCGGCTACCAGTTCCCATGCCGTCAACGGGGTTTGCCGGTGCTTGAGGCTCTGCCGCGTCCCACCGGACTGCGCCCGGGTCGATCTGAGGGGCGTCCCACTGCACCGCGCCGGGGTCAATCGCCAGCTGCCCAAGCACCTTTGGCGCGTAGTCGCGGGTTTCCTTCGGCATGGGTTTTCCGCTCGCCATGTTGCCTTCGCCCCAGTTGTATGCCTGCAAGGCCTTTGCGGTGTCGCCTTGATAGCGGTCGATCAGCCCGCGCAGCTTCTTTGCCGCTGCCTGCGATGCCTGGGCCGGGTCGAACGGGTCAATTCCGTATTCCTTGGCGGTCGCCGGCATGAACTGGAACAGGCCCCGAGCGCCAGCCTTGGACACGGCGCGCGTGTTGCCTGCGCTTTCCGTCTTCGCCACGGCAGACAGCAGGCCGGACGGAAGCTGTAACTGCTGCTCAAGCGCTGAGAAATGAGGCTCGAATTGCTTCATTGCGCGTACTCAATGGACCCGTCGCTGTACTGAATGACCTTGCGGCCGTTGTGCATGCCGGTGCGGGAAACCTGCTTGCCGGATGGCGCAGAAGATGGTGCGCCTGCGTACTGCTGCTGCAGCTTCTTGACGGTTTCCAGGGCCGCCATGCGCGTTTCGATCGGCTGGGTCGTGTCACCGATCATCCCCGCCATCTGCTTGTAGAGCAAAACGTCCTTGTCGGACTGTGGTCCGCTCATCTTCGGCATCTTGGACACAAGCATGCCCTCTAGGGCCTTCAGGCGAGCGCCCGCCTTCGCGCCGTCCGTGGAGATACCGATCGCCCCCGCCGCCTTGTCAATGCCGGTGCCAAGAAGGCTTCCGGTCGATTGCTTCAGAAGACCTTGCGCCTCTGCGATCACACTCAATGCGTCGTTTGCGTCACGCTGGCGGGTTTGGTCTGCGGTTTGCTGGGCGGTCGGCTTGACAGGCGTCACAGGCTTCGGAAGCGCAGTTACTCCGGTCGGCATCGGCACGGGGGTCTGGCCTTGAGGAACCTTGCCGGGAAGCGCAACGTATGAGCCGCTGGCATCTTGTTGGTACGTCACGGGAACGGACTGATCCGGGGGCGCAGCGATAGCCTTTATGCGGTCCATGTAGGACTGCCGCATGGGGCTGTTCGGCGGCAACGCCTGCATTTCCTGCACCAGCTTGCCAAGGTCACTCGGTGCCGGCTGTGCCGTGGGGCCGAACTCCTTGGGCGACGTGTAGATCACGCGGCCCGTCGCAGGGTCTATGGCCGTCGCACCGTTCGGGACGATGGACGGCGCGCGGTTTTCCTTCGCCAGCAGCGACTGAACGCCGAGCGCGCCTTGCACATCCCCGCCCTGAGCCAGCAGCCCCTGATACTTCTGGAAATCGATCTTCCCCGGCTCGGCCAGCAGCCCAGGCGCACCCTTGAAAGCAGGGGTAGCGTCCTGGCCGCCAGTCGTGGCGCCCTGCATAGCGGACGCTTGCAGCTTGCGGATGCGGTCTTGCTCTTCGGCCTGGGCCATCTGCATTGAGCGCAACTTGTCGTTGTGCTTCTGGTCCTTGGCGCCTTGGTAGGCTTGCAGGCCCATCATCCCGGCCCGGCCCAGGGCTTCTGAGGTGGACTGGCCGCGCGAGTTCGCGAGCAGGCCAAGGCCGAAGCTCAGGAGGCCTTGATTCGCTTCAGGGCTGAATTGCTCGTTGTACCAAGCCATGAATTACCTCGCGGAGTAGTAGCCAGCACCAGCGCCGATCAGGCCGCCGATCAGCGTTCCCCACCCTGGCGATACCTGCGACCCGAGCGTCGCGCCAGTGGCCGCCCCACCAAGGGCCGCCGTTCCCGGGTTGGCTTGCGGGGTTGCGCCACTTGAGGTGGTGCTCTGCCCGTTGCTGCCCATACCGAGCGCGCCCTGAAGGATTCCGAGCCGCTGCAACGGTAGGTTCTGCTGTTCGTTGAAGATCTGCATTGCCGCGTCGTACTGGCCCTGCGTGTTCTGCTGGCGAGCGTTGCCGGCTTGGAGTGCTGCGTTCGCGTCCCCGTACTGCATCTGGCTGTACTGCGGAGCCAGGCCAAGCGCCTGCATCTGGCGGTCGCGCTCCTGGGCGTAGTTCTGGCCGCGCATCTGCGTGCTGATGTTGCCGAGTTGGCCCTGAAGGTTGCGGTCTGCCTCTTGCTGCATCTGCATCACGCCAGAGTTCCCGAAGGAGCCAGAGCGCACTAGCGCGGCATCCATGGCCGGGCGGGTCGTGGTGTTGTAGTTCCTCACCACGTCCTGCTGGGCCGCATCGATTTGCCCGCCAAGGTACGGATTGGAGTCTGCGCTGAGGTACTTGCCGCTCAGCGTGTCCGACAGCCCGGCGAGGCCGGCGTTCCCAGACTCCGTGCCGTTCATGCCGTACTGCGTCATCCGGTCGAGTGCGCCGTTCTGGTCAGAGTTCAGGCCCGCATACCGCGGCCCGCTGTAAACCTGTCCCGGCTCGTTGGACATGTTGGCCGCTCGCTGCAGGTTCTGCTGCGCATACGGACGCGCCCAGGCCGGAAGCTCCGAGGTCTGCGTTGAATTGGTGTTGCCGCTTCCGCCGCTCATAGTTCTGCCCTCATGACCGAGTAAGCCGGTTCAAAGCCCAGCCGCTTGTAAAGACGCTCAGCAGCACCCCAGGCGCCACATTGGATGTATTTGCAGCCCGCAGCGCGAGCCATCGTCGTCAGGTCGTCCATCGTGTCCCGCGTGCACTCTCCGGGGCCGTATGCCGCCGCGATGTGAAAGACCTTGCCTAATGGCAACTCCTGCACCTCTGCCGCAGCCCACGCGCCCCTGTCGGTGTGGATCAGCAGCCACTTACCGGAGCGCAGATAGCCGAGCATGTCGGCAGGCGTGGTGCCGTCTTTGTCGCGCTCAAGGGCCTTTGCGAGGTCGCAGGCTCCCCACTGCCATGCCTGTTCAGCGGCGGATGGGGGGATGACTTGGAGGGTCACTTTCTACGAAACACCACGGAGCCATCATCTCCGGAGCCTTTAATAAATCCAGCGGCACGCGCAGCGTTCTCAATTCGCCGCAACATAGGCCCGGACTGTCCAGGCTGAACCAGCATAGATACAAGATTGTCAGCAAACTCGCTCGGAAGCGCATCACGGCTTATAAACTCTGCCAACCCTGAGTCATAGGCCATCCTCGCGCCAGGCTTGTTCATTGACAGTTGCCCGCGCATACCATTTGCATCGAACTCCATCAGTACGCCTCGGTTACCGCCTTGCCCCATGGCGTTCGCAGGCTCATTGGCAAAGAACAGGTCAGATGGCTGATGCGCGGACGTGCTGCGCGGAAGAAATGCGTCCGCGCTATCGATGGATGTCTCTCGGTACAGCTTCGGTGTGTACTGGCTGAGGTCTTCAACCGCATAGTGAGAACCATCTCTGAACGGAACTAGCGCAGCGCCTCTTTGCCCAGCGTTCGCCATGGTCGATGGCGCCGCCAAGTTATCGCCAGCTTGAAGAAGTCCTGAAGCGATCTGCGGCGCCTTAGCCTGAGCCATAGGGGCCATTAGCAGCCCAGCAGTCTCACCTAGAAGGCCAGCAGTCCTACTCTCGGGCTGTCTTGTTAGGCCTTTCTCCGCCATCCACTGCGAAGAACCGATGGCGTTCTCTGGAATGTTCAGCCCAGCCCTTCTGAGAAGCCACGCGATCCCATCAACTGGGCCGGAAACATTGCTTGCGGCAGCGTTTGATGCGCCTTGAGCGAAATCTCTTCCGTACCCTAGAAGGCCTGCCATCTCACACGCTCGCTTTCGCTGCGACCCACGTCCCAGGCGTACCGCTCACCGTGCACAGCCACCCCAGGATCACGGCCCCGGACGCCACCGTAGGCACAGCGTTGCGCCTGAAATCGCCCTGAGCATGCGTGCCAGTGGTTGGCGGCCCCGTGAAAACCTCTGCTCCCTCTGCGTCACCGTTCGCAAGCTGGTTGAGTTGCCGGGCATGGCGCCGCAGTTCGTCCACCAGTGCGGGTGCAGCCCCTGGGATGCGTGGCTGTTCGTTCTGTTTCATGGGTAGAACGTGATGTCTGAGGTGTCAACCACCCAGGTTCCGTCATCAACACCAAGGTTCCTTCGGGGCGCCGCCGTCAGCATGGCGACAATATCGGAATTCACAGCACCGCGCGATCCGGCCTCTACAGCGTCAACCACGTAGCCGATCAAGCGCACCAGGCCGGCGAACTTCGCAGTGATGCGGTGCCATCTGGCCGTTTGCCGCACGTCTGAGTGGCCGTCGAACGGGGTTGCGATACTCTTGGATGCGAACTGCGAGCCGGAGGCATCCGAAGCAAGCCCAGACACAACCACGATTTGAGGTTGCACGGCGTATCGCATGATGACCGTCCGCAGCATGGTCTGCGTGTAGTCGTCCCCGATGTCGCCCGTGGTGAAGCTGCTGTCGAGAGCCGGCCCGGTGATGGTGTTCAGGTACCCGGAGGAATCGAACACAGCCGGGATGCCCTCTCCGGGGTTCCACGTCAGCGCGTCGAACGTCACGCCCACGCTGTTGACCATCCCTGTCACATCGTTGATGTACTGCTGAGGAACGGCATAGGTCAGGACGGCAGAGATTGACTTGTTCGATACACCCCAGCGCTTTGAGTCGAGGTGATAGCTCAGCGTGGCATTGCTGATGCGGGAGCCGGACTTTGCGAAGTAGAGGTTGACGCGGCGAGCTTCGCGGTCGAACTGAAGGCGTACCTTCCGCGATACCTCTTTGGTCATGCTCCCGAACAGCGTTTTGCGCACTGCGGCGGTGTCCGCTGGAGCTACCGATGCGCCGTCGAAGGTGTACACGTCATGCTGGCTCACGAAGACGTGCACGCCGCCGATGTCCACCACCGCTTCAGGGCCGACACACCCGATGTCGCGGGCCACGCACTGCCAGTTCCACGCAGCGGGCGGGCCATCGTAGCGGCCGAGGAACACCGCGTCCCGCTTGTAGGCGACCACATAGTCACCCAGCGGAAGCGCCGCGATGATTTCTCCCGAGCCTTCGATGATGTTGCCGCGAGTCGCCTGCGTGGGCACGCTGGGCGTCCAGTTCGTCTCATCGTAGAGCGCCGAGCACCACCAGCCGTTCGGGTTGTCCCCGTAGGTGCCGTCTTGAGTGTTGAAGGCCAGCGCGAAGCCGTTTGAAGCGACCACGATAGCCGCACGCGGAGACCCTGCGATATCCGCGAAGTCTCCGTTCGTTGACCGTTGCAGGAGGTGCGACTTGTTCGCAGCAAGCGTGGAATTGCCGAACTGCGCGAAGCTCCAGGCGGACTCAGCGCTGACCGTGTAGCCGCCCGAGCGAGAGACATCCTCCCAGACCCCGATGCGCGCCTCATACAGGCCCGTCAAAGTCCCCGCGAACGTGCGCTTTGCACCGTCCAAGCGGACCACGCCGACAGCGGAAACCACACCAGCGCGGGGCGTCAGGCCAGAGACGGGAACCAAGCCCTTCGCAGACTCCATGCCGTCCGAAGTCGGGAGCAGGTTCTGACAGGACGTGAGAATCCCCGGGGTCGTGGCGATCAGGTCAGGGGCGTAGCCTGAAATGGGGATCACACGACAACCCTGTTAAGCACTTGCTTCAGAGGCCCGCTCCACAGCTTGGCCTTCTCTGCGGCGTTGAGTTCCATCGCGCGGGCGCGGAAGCCGTCCATGTAGCGCTGATACCCATCGAAGTCGCGCCGGAATTGGCACCCGTAAGCGACAGTTGCATACAGGTACACGTCCGGGTAGTTGTCGAGAATCCAGTTCGTGTCCTCGACGTTCACAAGCGCCGGGTAGTACCGCCAGTACTGAAGCTCGTAGCGCTTAGCGGTGTTGTCGCGCAGCCGGATCACGTCCTTGTCGATCACGAAATCAGGCTGCGAGGTGTTCACGCCGTCCACCTTGAGCCAGCGAATCTCGCCCAGGCGGCTCGGACGCGCTATCAGCCCGCTCATGACAGCGCCGGAGTTCAGGGTGAGCATGTCGCACACCTTGACGCCCTTGCGCACGTCAGCCTCGGCCAGCGCCACGAACTCAGGCAGCATCTGCGTCAGGTCGGTGCGGTCAAGCCACAGCGCCGCAGCGGCCAGGATGGAGCCGTAGTTGCTAATCACTTGGTGAACTTCTCAAAGGTGACGAAGCGGGGGTTTTGCTTCAGCCACAGGGTGAATTCAGCCATGCGCTCGACTTGGCTCATGCCGCGCGTCTTGATGCGCAACCGGTCAAGCTCGGCTTGTGGGATGTAGCCCACCTTGCGCATCTCGCCCCACCGCTCGCCGGCCGTCGCCACGCGCTCTTCGTGGCACAGGTCAAGCAGCGGCTCAGCGTCATAGGTTTTCTGGGCAATGACAGACCCGCCCTCGAAGTGCACTTTGGTTCTGACGCCGTGGATATCCACGCCCTCGTCAACCGTCACATTCTCTTCAAGCGTCTTCATGTCTTCCCCAAAAGAAAAGGGGCCCCGAAGGGCCCCCGTGCTTCACGAGATGTCAGGATCAGGGCGTGAGGTCCGCGATCTTGAAGTGGACGTTCTCGCTGTCCAGGCGAAGGGTCACGTCCACCAAGACCTGTTCCTTCTCGCTGTCGCCGGTCTTCGCCAGCGGCTGAGACTGGAAACCGTCGAGGTAGTCCATGGAGCCATAGTCGGTGTTGAGGCCGTAGACCACCGTGGAGCCGACCTGCATGTAGTGCGGGACGATTTCCATTTCGCCGAAGTCGGACATGTAGATGTCCGCGCCGCCGACGATGCTGGCCTGCTGGCCCGACTTCACCTGATTGCGGTTCACCGCGATGCCGGCGAAGGCCGAGAACGTGGTCTTGTGGCTGGGCGACACGACGACCATGCGGGGGACTTCACCGGACGAGGTGAAAGCCGATTGCGCGGCGGTCTTCAGCAGAGCTTCCGTAAACGTCCGGTTCGTGCCGGCCGTCACTGCGGCGGTGGGAGCACCCGAGGTGTGGGCAGCGGTCGCGCCGGCGCCGTTGTGCAGGGCGTTGGTGTAGATCATGACGCCGAGGCCGCCCATCTGGGAGGCTGCAGCGCCAGAACCCGCCACAGCGGCCTTGGACGACAGCACGCGGGCTTCGATGTCGCGCTGAAGTTCCTTGTACGCCTTGGCCTTGTAGTAGGCCTGGGCGGACTTCATGCCGGCCTTCTTGACGCGGTTCGCACGGCGGGACGTGGCGATGGTGTCTTGGAAGATCTGGCAGATGTTCGCCACGCGGATCGGCGGGGTCTTGGCGCTCGGGGTCGCGTCGTCACCGTCGATGGCCGCGTTATCGGCGTTGGGAGCACGCAGGCTGTCGCGCTGCCACTCGTGGAAGGTCTGCGCACTGGTTCCGGTGCCGAAGGACGACACGACAGGCGTCTTCTCGGGATGGGTGCGGGTGATCGCGTCGATCAGGTCTTCGCGGACGTTGGTGCCGGCATCGTACCGGTCATAGAGATTGGTAGGTTGAGCCATGATTTACCTCTGATTTGCGTTGATGAACGCAGCAAGATCCTTGAGCGAGCCACCGCCTGGGCGTTTGAAGGCTTTTTTCGCTTCGGTCTGCGCGCGTTCGTGTTTGGTCGGAGCGGCCTTGGTATCGGGAAGCTTCGGGGCTTCCTTCACCTGCTTTTGCACAAGCGGCTTTTGCTCCTTGAGCTTGCGGTATGCGAGTGCGTCCTTCAGGATCAGCACCGACTCCCAATCCAGCGTGTTCCCTAGGCGTTCGTCCGTGATGAACGAATAGGACTTCTTGGCGTCCTCGAAGATCCCCGCGAGTTGGTTGCGATCAATGCCCTCCTCTTTCAGCCGTTGCCATGTCTTTTGCTTGACGGCTTCAATTTGGGCGTTGCGCTCTCGCTGGAGTTCTTCGGCCTGGGACATGATCTGCTTGGAAATCGCAGCTTGTACCCCTCGCACATGCTGTTGACGCTGCTGCTCAGCAACCCAGGCGCCCGGGTCAGTCTGAGCCAGCAGGGCCATTTCCTCGTCACTCTTGAGGCCTGCAACCGCGTTCAGAGCTTGGTAGGTCTGTTGCAGATGCGACACGTACTCGGTACGCGCCTCGTCAAGCTTGGAGGTGTACACCTGTGCGGCTTCACGCTCTCGCTCTGAAAGGGCCTGAGTCTTGCGGGTGTAATCCCGCTGCCGCTGATAGCCTGCCTTCAGTTCGTCTTCGGTAACCTCTTCCTCAAGGTCGTTGCCTTCCTCGTCTTTGACGGTCACCTTGACCTTACGGGGCTCATCGCTTGCCGGCTTCTCTTCCGGTGCGTCGTCGCCTTCGGGTGCGTCTTCCGCCTCATCGTCTGCGGGCTTGGCGTCCTGTTCCTCTTCAGGGTCGCTCTCGGCTGGCGAGTTGGCGATCAGGGCCATTGCTTGTTCCATCGGGTCGAGTGCCGGTGCGGCTTGTTCGTCCATGTAGTTCCTCAGATGATTTTGCGGAGATGTCGCTTGACAACGCTTTCGTCTCGCATTTCGTCGAGCTTCACGTCAGCAAGTTTTCCGGTCTCCACCATGCCGGAAAGTATGCCCTCGAACAGGGTCGAGAGCTTGATGAGTTGGAGTAGCAGCGTCTGCCCCTCCTTGTCGCGCACGGGGCAGGCTTCCCACTGCGCGATGATGTTTTGCCGAACCCGCTTCATTGCATCTTGATAGGCCGGGCTGTCGAGGATGCTGCGGGCGTCTCGCCCCTGTTCTGCGTCGGCTTGTAGGCTCATTGGGCGATCAGGTAGGCGGTGAGGTGGGTCATGCAATAGCGGTGTTACGCACCACCAGCACAGCGTCACCGTAGTAGGAGCGCCGAGCCGTTTTGTCCACGGTAATCGCGCCCGTATTGGGGTTGCTGGCTGTGATCTTGGAGAATTTTGGGAACACGCTGTCGGCTGGCGTCTCAGACTTTGCATTGGAGATCAGGTAGTCGCCAACTCGCGCGGGGTACGTCATGGAATTGATGTTTGCCTCATCGCCGCAGACCTTCATGGCGATGTCACCACTTGCCGCTGTAGCGGTCATGGCTAACCTGTAGGGGCCTGGGTAGCAGCGCCTGGAGTTGTGGAACACCAGCGTACCGGAGCCCACCGATAGCTCAGTCGGAGTCGTGAACGCTGTCCCTCCCGCAGGCCTGACCATGTTGATCTGCCTCAGAGTGATCGTCATCGTCTTCCCAACCCCAGAACCCGAGAAGCTGACTGCTAGCACAAAGAAGCAGATCCCAGATGCAGGCTCGATCACAAAGTCGCCCGTGCCGACAGAGTAATCGGCCTCGGTATTGTCACCGTGCCCGGAAGTGATGAACCCAGTGTTTACTGTGAACGTGTGTTCGCTTCCAGATTTTGACAATCCAGAGAGGTTGTATGTCGCTCGATCTAGAGTGAGCGGTGGCACGCCAGACACACTAAACCTCGATTTACCGTAGGCAAGCATCTCCACAAAGTGGGGGATCGGCAACCCACGCCAAGCCCAAAACTCTATCCCGGCTGCAATCTCCGCAGAGATATTCATACACCTGGAATCAATCTGGAAATCAGGAATAGTTGCCCCAAAGTTTGTGGCATAAGAAACAGGCTTCACTACTGCCAGGCGAACAGTCGGAGCCCAAACGCCACATAGGTATGATGAGGCGCGTCCGCCGATCGGAGAGCCTCCGGCGTTGAACGGGTCAGCAGCAGCGCTCTGAAAAACAAGGTTGTCCATCGTGACGTTCGCATTGATGTTAACGAATGCATGCGTGCCGTGGATAACTACGTTTCTCAGAAATAGTTCAGACCCAGGGGCATCATATACATGCGCGGCTGAATACTCACCAGACTTGAGGTTTAGGGCAAACTTGCATTGTGATATTTCAACGCCGCCTGGCCGCGCGCCAATACCAGTGCGCCCAACTCCGAATCTATTAATCCCCTCTCCATAGCATCCTGACAAGGATACGTTGAATCCTCCCTGCACGGCGTGCCCGCCGACATTTATGTTTAGGATCTGGAAAACCTGATCGAAACAGCATCCCTGAGCAACGACAGCCATGCTCCCGTGCTGATTTCCGTATGTGAGGCTATCGAATACCGTGTGCGCCATCCATAGCTTTGTGCCGATGAAATATGGTATTCGATTGTCCGCGTTCCCACAGGCTACGTTCACGATATTAAGCTCAATCGCTCCTCCGCGAACGGTAACAAAATCCCCCTGTGATGCGTCTGGAACTGCGTTCGGCTGAATTATCAATCCAACAACAAACCCAGAAATAGACACGTCCTCAAGCAATATTTCAGAAGAGTAGTTTTTACCGTATTGCGGAACGTTGCTACCGAGGAAAGGCGGATACGATACTGCTGGGTAGGATTGAGCCTGCGCTGCGCCTGAATAGGCGTCAACCGAGATGCCCGCATATGGGGCATACCTTGAGTTGTTCGCAGCCGAAATATTTTGTCCATACCAGTTCGCAACGACAGCTCGATTCTGAATTGATTGCCAGTTGTTCCACAACCAGTCGTGATTTACGCCTCGAAGGGAGAGGGTCCGGATAGTGACACGGCGCCCACCCTGGATGTTGATTGCGGGCCGGTCGTTGAATGTCGGGCGAATACACGCCTCAACGGTGGTGCCGTGCCCGCTGTAGGATGACTCCCCCTCCAGAACAAGGCTGTTGAAACTGTTGTACCCGTAGCAGGCATGAAGCGTGTCTGTGGTCTTGTAGATGCCGCCGCCGTCTGTCGGGAAATAGACCTTTGCCGTCACCCCTACCGTGTAAGCCGCAAGGTCGAGAGCCTTCTGAATCGCCGCCGTGTCATCTGCTACCCCGTCCCCAAGCGCGCCGAAGTCCTTCACGCTGATGAATACAGCGCTGATCCATTCCCCGATGTTCTTTGCTACGGCTCCAGTTGCTGAGCGGGTGAAAGGAACCGTCTGTGCCCGCACATCAAGCGCCGCCCGAGACGCCGCCTTTTCTTCCGGGCTCATCTGCGTCGCCGCACTCACCACGGCTGCGGGGGTGGTGGAGCCTCCGGGTGCGCCGGTAGAGCCGGCACCATCATTCACCGTTACAGAGCTGATCCCGGTGCCGCCCGGCATCTTTCGGACGACAACAAAATCTGCAGAGTCTGGGAAGGTCTGCGAAGTGTCCGCCGTGTAGGTGCCGATCTTGGTGTAGGCGCCCGCAGACTCATAGCCGAGTTCAACAGAGTCACCACTGGCGACCGCGAGAGACACAGACCCGCCGCCATCTGCCGGGTTCAGGGCGAAGCGGAAGACGCCCGCGCGGTCAAGTTTGCTGGTTTGCATTTCGGCTCGATGAGTTGAGATTGGCGATGTCCGCCCGGTTGATGGCGCTCAGGTGCGCAAGCTCTTTCTTGTTGTTCTCTGCGATCTGGAACTTCTCAAGCTCCATTTCCATGCGCATCTGCTCAAGTTCCTTTTGGTGCATGCGATCAAGCGCTTTCTGCTGGGCCTCGAAGACCATGCGGCGCTCTTCGGACTGCGCCGTTACCTGCGTCTCTGCCTGGAACTTGTGCTGATCTGCTTGGAGCGTGCTGGCGTGCTTCTGCTGGTCGGCCTGGACTTGCATCTGCGTCTTCTGCAGATCCGCCTCGGCCTTTGCTTTGTTCGGGTCAGGAGGTGGCTCGGGCATCTTCTCGCCGGGGTCGGTCCAGAAGTCGGCCACCGCTTTGAAGCCAGCGTTCTCAGCGATCTTGGCTTGGACGTTGTAGACGTTCTTCGGCGTCACCAGCAAGCCCATCCCACCCGCAGCGATGGCATGCGACTGAGACTGCGCAATGGTCATCAGGTGCATGAGTTGCTGGTCCTTGTTGCCAGTCCCGAGGCCGACATTTATGCTCATGTCGTACTGCTCAGCCCACTCCTGCGGGCTGTACTCCACGAACCTGTCGCGCAGCCGGAACGACAGGGGCTCCATCTGGTGTTTCGACACCAGCCGGAAGATGCCCAGGAACATCGGCTTGACGAAGGTCTCAGCAAGGCAGCGGGCGATCAGGTCAATGCGCGCCTGGCTGGCGTTCATGATGGCCGTCACACCAGTGGCGGTCTTGTTCAGGCTGCCGCTGTCCTGGCCTTGGTTGTACTTGGTCACGCCCGTGCGGTTCTCCCGCATGGCGCCCACGTACTCAAGCATGGGGAAGACCTGGGCGCCGACCCACGGGGTGACGAACGGCGTCACCGCGTCCACCTGTTGCACGCGCTGGATGCCGCCAATCTGAGGATTCAGCAGGTCATCAATGTTCGCCAGCGGGTCGCCAGTGGGACCGACCAGCACATTCTTGCGGGGGTTGTTCGCCGCATAGAGGCTGTTCAGGCTCTGCCGCATAAGCGTCGTGTGCAGGCGCTGGATGTCGTCCACCGCTTCTGCAAGGCTCATGCCTGACCACTGGTGCGGAATCAGGATGGGGGAGCCGGTGGCGATCTGGACCTGTTCGCAGGGCTCGTTGTACAGAATCTTGTGGCCCAGCCTGTAGACCATGCGGCGCTCTGCGATGCCGTCTCCGTCATAGTCGGCAAGGACGAACTCGACGCGCAAATAGCCGGTCGTGGCGGTCTCGTCTTCGCTGGCAATCTCGGCCAGGTCGTGCTCGTCTTCGCGCCCAGCGATGGCTTGAACACCACGCCCGGCGTCGGTCTGGTCTACGTCTTCGGCCTCAATGTCAAAGCCCATCTCCCGGACATCCGAGAGGGTCACAGGCATGACGCGGGCCACGTAGCGGCATTGATCCAGCAGCGGGGATGTGTGCGTGCGCGACACCAGAAGCTGCTCCGGGGGGAACGCCTCGATGTGGACGCGGCCCTTCTTCACCTCTGTGCGAATCTCCACCGCCATCATGGGCGGGGTCATGCCGTCAGGGCTGGGGGTGTCCCGCTGGCCGACGACTTCGGGCTTGCGCTTCTGCTCTTTCAGCTGATCCAGCGCGAAAACCAGTTCTTCGATGCTCGAAACGTTGAGGGTGATCGTCTCGGACTTGGTTTCTTCCTTCCACCGCCACATGCCGGCGCAATTCTTCTGCACCAAAGCGTCGTGGAAGGCGTTGTGAAGGACGAGAAAGCCGTTGTTCTGCTTGTAGAAGACGTAGTTGCAGGCGTCCGTGACCTGTTGTGCGCTCTCCACGTCCTTGGCGGTCATGGGCTCGAAGCTAACCGCCTCGTCGCCGCCCGTGAACGTCCTCAGCAGCGACGGGAGAACCCATTGCACGGCGTCTTGCACGTCACTCGTGACAATGGACGACTCGCCCTCTACCTCGTCCCCATAGGGCTGGCGCATGTAGGAGCGCACGCCATCATCGCGCTGCTGCTGGATGACCCCGTGCACGTAGCTTGACGCGGCGCTTTCCTCCGCTTCCAGCAGGGCCAGCAGGTCATCCTCGGACATCTTCGACATCACTCAGCCTTCTTGCGCTTCTTGGTGTCGGCTTCAGGAACGTGGACTTCGATCACCACGGGCTCTTTGTCGGCCAGGTGCTCAACCAATGCCGTCACGGCGTCATGGCCCATGCGCCCCATTGCGACCATGCGCAGGGCGAGGAACACTTCGTCTTTGGTCATGTGTAGGTTCTGCTGTAGTTGATTGGCTTCTGAGGGGCGCTGTTGCCCATCAGATCAACGGACATTGCGGCATAGCGGAACATGTCCGCGCCGTGGCTGAATGCGTCGTGAAGCGGCCCCATGGGCTCGCCTGTCGTCTGGTTGATGGCTCGCTTGTAGCGCTTCAAGCACTCAACTAGGCGCGCCGTCTTCGTCTCGTCGAAGTAGCACCTTGAGAAGACCAGGCGAGCCGACTTGATGCCCTCTTCCGTGCTGTCCGCGTCGTGGACATAGGTGTTTCTTCCCATGGCCTTCAGCGCCTCTTCGGTGCTCTTGCCGGTCTGGGTGTTCCGAGCCCTTGCATCGTGAGGCAGGAAATCCGTTCCCCACCGATACGGCTTCTTCTCAATCTCGGCCACGTACCAATCGAGGGTGTGGTGGCTGTCTTCGATGTAGTCGATCACCCGCAGTTCAGAGCTTGCACGCTGGAAAAAGCCGATGGTCATCGCGTCGTTCCAGCCCAAGTCCCATACCGTGTGCACCTTGAGCACGGGGTCATACGGGACAGGCCTCACCCGACCGTCTGCAAACAGCTTGTCAATCTCGTGGCGGTAGATAGCGCCAGCGGCCACCCGCTTAGGGCGCCCCTCCCAGATGTTTGGATAGTTCTCCGGGTCGCGCCTGAGCGTGTCTAGACGCTCCTGCTCCAGAACCTCCGGGAACCACGGGTTGTCCGTGTAGTTGACCTGCTGCACCCACGCATTAGCCGGGGGCGCCTGGACGAAGCGCACATAGGTCTCGTCCGTGTCCATGTCGGGATTCAGCGTCAGCCAAATCTCGGAGCCTGGCTTGCGAATGGTTGGTGTCAGCACATCCCAAGAGCGCTTCGTGACCACCTGGGCCTCTTCGACCCAGACGATATCCACGCCCTCAAAGGACTTGATCGACTCAACCGTGTGCTGCGCCAAGCCCGCGAAAACGAAAAGGGAGCCATTGGCCCCCCGTACTTCAGTCTCTAGCACCTCGTAGAGATGCCCTAAGCCCAGCGCCTGGATCTGGTCCGTCAGCAGCCGGTGCACTGAGTCCTTGATGGACTTCTGAACCTCCCGAGTGCACAGCACCCGCAGAGGCTTCTGCGCGGCAAGGATCAGCAGCGCCCTGGCGACGCTCCATGACTTGGACGAGCCCCGCCCGCCGTGCATCACCTTGAAGCGCCACGGCTTGAACAGCCCCGCCATCTTGGCAGGGAATTGGGCTTTCACTTGGGCGCGACGAACTCAACCGTTACGCTGGTCTTGATGGCGTCATCCTCCCCCGTGCCGTTCAGCGTGAGCGGCAGCAGCTTGGGGTAGATCTGGCTCCAGAAGATGCGCTCATTGAGCGGGTCTTCCTGCGCCCATGCCAACATACGATCAGGGCCGCCAAGGTTCTCCGCAACGAGAGCGATAGCGTCCTTGGCCGCTTGAGTCGTCTTGTTTGGAGTTCCCTTGGTGCGGCCCCCTGTCTTTCGACCGAGTGCCATTGGGATTATTCCATCTAATGAAATCTACTATGGATGCCAGCGCCCACCGGAAGTGTCAGAAGGAGTACCGGGCCCCTAGCGCCGTGTCGCTGGCTGCTGGGGTTGTTGCGGACACTCCCAGCCTGTCCGGGCCGCTGCTGTCTCCCCGGGTTCCCTGTCGGGAGTGGCGAGGCCGGGGCCTGTTGACTGCGTGATGCGGCGCTGAAACGAAAAAAGCCCGCCTGCTTTCGCTGGACGGACTTTCGCGCGGGTAGTGTGCCAAGAATTTGAAGGCGTGTCAAATCACCCCCTCAGCCGCCAGCCGCCCGCCCAGCATCTCCATTGCCTGCGCGATCACCTCGCCCCTCTCCGCGTCGCCCTCCGGCAGTCTCGGGCTCCTGAACACCCTTGCGCCCGGCCGCATCGTCAGATTCTTTGCCCTCTCGTGCACTGCAGCATTCCATGGGTGAGCCATGCCCTCGACGGCGAAGTGCACGGCCTCCATCTGCGTCTCGTGAATCTTGGCGTCCTGCACCCCGTTCTGCCAGTCGTAGTTCCGGCCGCAACTCCACATGGCGCAGGCCGATACGACCTTCGGAAGCTCCAACTCATCCCCCAGCGTGTTGCACCAGTGGTGCCAGCGGGTTAGGAGTTCGTCGATCACGTCGAGGTCGTACTTCACGCCCCCCACCCCCCGAACCGATGCGACTGCTCAGCCACCACGCACAGCCCGGCAGGCGTCACCGGCTTGGCGGGCTCAGTCACCCGCAGGCGCTGAAGCTGGGCCATGAACGCGTCTTTCTCTCCGGTGATGACAAGGCCATCAAGCATCGGGCGCATCTCCACGGTCTGCACCTTGCGCGTCGTGAGCCACCCGAACAACAGGCCAGCCACGTAGCGCAGCGTCCCGTACATGGACCCGAGAATCGCCAGCTTGTAGAAGAGATACCCGCCAAGCACCCACAGCGCCATGGATGGCATGTGAGCGATCATGTCCACGAGTTGCTTGATTTCATCCATTTCCTATCTCCTTTAGCATCCTCACGAACCTACGGGCGCCCTCTTCGTCTGTCACGATTGCCCGCGCCCCGCCGTTCTCGTTCTCTCCCCACCAGCACATTTGTGCCGGCGTCCTCGCTCTTGCGCTGGGCGGCTTCTTGCCGTCCTTGACCTCCACCAGGCCCCATTGACCAGCAGCGGCCACCAGCAGATCCGGGCAGCCCTCGCCCACCTTGTGCAGATGGGTGATGGATGCGCCCTCTTCCCGCATGGCTTTGACGATTGCGGGTTGGTTGGCGTCGATACGGGCTGCTCGCCTCATTCCTGCACCGCCTTCTCGATGTTCTCCCGCCACTGCGGTCTGTTGCGCCAGTACCAACGCAGGATCTGCCGGTATTCGACGGGGC